AGCCGACACCGATTTGTCGCCAATATCCGCCCGATGAGTAATAATAAACAGGCGAACCGCCCGCAGCCGTTACGGTCAATTCTAACCTTCCGCGTATTGTATTAAGGTCGGCAGTGTAAACGGTGCAAAGAAAATCAATTTTATCATTTTGCAACACCGTTGGAACGGTTGCAAATATTTTTGCGTATCTCGGCGTTGTTACGCTGCCTTGATTCATTACAAAAATGTTTTTTGTATTATAAGTCACCGTGTCTAGTGTAACGCTTGCCGTGAAACCTAACGTTGCATAAGACCAATTAACAGGAAATCCAACACCATCAAGTTTCTTTAAATTAGCATTGATTACATAATTTTTTGCATAATCAACAGGCGATTGCCAATTGAAATTATTATAACCTTTACGAAATATTTTAGTTTGTGAATTATTTACAAAATACATTCCCGATGTATTGCCCGTAAATGGTTGCACTACTGAATGCGTGTCTTCAGTTCCCGAACTTTGTACTACTCCGTTATAATTGTATTCGGTAAAATATACCGTTTCATTTGCAAATTCATTAATTGCAATTATGTACCATTTGTTTCTTGCTTGAAATAAACGACAACCAATTGACTTTAATAAATAAGATAAAACCGAAAGTGCGTTTTGATAAGTAACACCATCGGAAAGTAAAAAGTTATTCAATGGCATCATTGCTTGCGAAAACATATCGGCCGACGTGTCGGTTGCTCTTGTCGTCATATTTAACGCATAATAAGAACAAATCGCGTGTATGTTTAATTGCAAAACACCAATTTGCAACAATGCTTTTTTAATAATGTATATTAAAAACACTGGTTCGTAATCAATCCAAGTGTTTGCAACTTGCGGGTCAAATGGCATTGATTCCAACATTCCCAATCCATCAATCGCATTAAATGAAAGTTGTTTGCGTCCTGTTGTGTATGAAAATTGCACGTTATCGCTTAATACAAAACCCGACCATTCTTGCGTGCCATTAATAAATAATTTTACTAAATATTTTCTATCATCTAGTGTCGTTAAATCGGGCATTTGCTCAAGATTATCAGTAACGTCAATCGTTACATCTAATTGTGAAGCAATTATAGGCTCGTAAACAAAATCAGATTTTGGCAAATATTGTAAATTCATTACAACGACTGGGTAAATAATAGGGTCGTCAATGTATGCTTGTTCCCACAATTCTACTATTGCCGTAGTATCGTTTTTCGTTAAAGATATAAGTTGATATTTTTTGCCGTAAACCATTATACTCCCCTTCTTAAGTTTAGTGAATAGTTAGAACGTTGTAATGCCAAAACTAAATCGTTTCCGCGTATAGTAAATTCGCCTTGTTGCGCGCTTTGTTGTTGCGAACTATTGCCCATTGATGTAATCGCACCCGCGTTCAAAGAATTACGCACTAGACCGCTCATTTGCGCGGGTGTTAAGATTGCTTCCGTGCCGTGTAATAGTTCAATGTGTCCGCCTTGTGGGCCTGTTACAACACCGCCCTTTGCGTGACCGCTACCTAATATACTTCCTAAAAATTCACCCGCTTTACCTATTCCGCCCGCCGTGCCACCGCTAACCGCGTTTAATATAACTTGAAATATCAATGCTTTTAATGCTGCTTTTGCTATGTCTTCAGCAAGTTTTTTAAACATATCGCTTAATGCTTCACCTATATTAGTTCCTTTTTCTAAAGCCGTGAATAAAGTATCTATTGCTGGGTTTACAACGCTCATTAAACCTTTTGTTTCTTTTAAAGCGTCATTAATTGCATTGATTCTATCGGCTTCTGATGCTTTACCAACTTTTTCTTGATGTGCTAAATTTATTTTATCTTGTTGCGCTTGTATATCTTCTAAACTTTGCGGAACTCCATTTATAAATCTTGGTTTTGCCGTTGTTGCTATTTTTTCAAATGGCGCAGTAATGTCTTCTTGTTTTGCGCTTTGTAATTTCATTTTAGCAGCAAATGCTTCGCTAAATAAAATCTTTTGTTCTTCTGATAATTTTTTAAAAGATTCTGCACTTTTTTCTCCGTTTTTGCTTAATGCTTCAAGCGCAGTATTATATATTTTTAATTTATCTACATCAAATAAATCTTTGCTAATAAAACCAACGGCAAGTTGATTATTTAAACCTTCTAAAGATTCTTTAAAACTTTTTAAAATTTGTTCGTTCTTTGAAAGTTTTTCAGTTTTTGTGCTAGTATTTTCAATTCCAATTTCGTCAACAATATTTCCTTGCTCTACTGCTTTTGTTAACTCATTTTGTCTATCGGTTAATAATTTATATTGAATATCTAATTCACTAAATGCTTTTGCTCTTCTATTTGCAATTGTTATTTTTTGTTCTTCTACTGAAATAACTCGGCCCGCATCTCCGCCGCCGCTTAAATCACCGCCCATTGCCGTTTCAACAATAGGCTTTTTTACTCTTAAAGATTCATTATAAGTAGCGTTATCTACTTTTCTTTTTTGGTCTTCAATGTCTAATTTTTGCGCTTCAAGTTCTGAAATCTTTGCAAGTGCTGCCTTTGCTCTTGCTTGTTCAATAATAGATTTTGTTAACGCGTCGGTTGCTTCTTTTGCTTGACCAGTCTTGATAACTTCAAGCGATAAATTGCCATAAGTTTTAGGGAATAAATCTTGTAATTCTTTAGCGGCTTTATTACGCTCATCCATTGACAAATTCACATTTGTCGCCGCATCATATAATGATTTTAATGTAGTAATTTCTTCACCCGCGTTTTTATTCGCTTTTTTGTTTACTTCATTGTAATCGTTTAACTTCTTTTCTCCTTCACTTATTTTTGTAGTAAAAATTCCAAATTCTTCTACAAGAGCCGTTAAACCTTCAAATGCCAAGCCAAATATTCCCGCAATGCCTATACCTGGAAGAATGTTTGCAATAGTTTTAAGACCGCTATAAGCCTTATTTAGTCCACTTCCCATTGCGCCACCCGCCTTTTCAGTTTCTGCCCCTAATGCTGAAAATGCAGATTTTTGCGATTCAATTTGTGCGGTGACACTTTTTATTTCGCCGCCTAACTTTGTAATTCGTGCGGGTTCGGTTGCTTGATTTAAACGCTCTTTTAATAAACTTAAACGGGTGTTTAAGTCGCCTAATGATAATTTAAATTTATCAGTTTCGGCCGCCGTTTGTTGAAGCGATGTGAGAGCGCCTTTGTTGTCGGCCGTGATGACTATTTTGAGAGTTTCGGTTGCCACGGCTTAATTTTTTTTACTATATAAATTTAACAATCTTTTTATTTCCTCGGGTGCAATTGGTTCGCCTTTATATTCGGGTTCGTCAATTGGCAACGGATGAAATCTATTTTCATTCATTTTAGTTTTCTCACCGCTTCCCATTAAGTAAACCATATACGCAACCCGACGCGTGCGCGCCCATTCGTTTGTTTCCGTACGTTGATGCGCTATTGAATAGATTGACCATTCACGCCAAGTCATATTCCAAAACTGCTCAATGCTTATTCCACATTGAACGGCTTGCACTAGAACATCGTCCCAAGTTAATTTCCTTCTACGACGTTGTTTTTTTTTTCGTCAATAGTTTGCTCTACGTTTTGCTCACCTGGTAATGGTGTCACATTGTTGACCGTAGTATTAACAACATATTGAAAAAAATCTATTATCGCGCCATCCTTTGCCAATATTCCACCGCATTCGTCAACCCAATCTCCGAAATCAAATTCCGTATATTCGACAGGGCCACGCACGGCACATTCGGCCGCCGCTTGCAAGAATATTGCAATCTTTCTAAAATCGTAGGCAGAACCTAGCAACGAACCAAAGAACTCTTCTAGCGGCAACGGGTTTTCTTTAGTTCCCGCTAACTCGCACGCTCTTCGCATCGCCCAAGTTCCCCACTTTAAGGGAACAATTCCGCTTTTTAGTTTTAGTTCAAACATAGATTAATATGTCATTGATTGTAAGAATGGAGGATTTGCGCTTCTAAACGTAATAGTAAAAGTCATCAAAGCGTCAAATGGTGCAACCAATTCAAACTTTGTGATGAATACTGTTCCGCTATACACAACGTCGCCGCTTGTAGGGACAACCTTACCAAACTTAACAGGAAACTGCACTTTGTTTGCGAACAAGTCGTACAATTGCGTGTATGAGTTTACGGTGTTTGCGCCATCTTGGTCGATTGCGTTACCTTCTCCGCTAATAGTTGCTTCAAGTTTAGAACCTGGAACATATTTGTTTCCACATTTACTTGACGCGTCAAGTTCAGTCAAAGACGAACTAATAGTGTTTGTTTTCAAACAAGCCATCGGCACAAAAGTGCCACTACCTGTACGGTCAATTAACACCAAAATGTCGGTACCATTAATTTCTAATTGTGCCATTTTTTTACTTTTTTATTGTTGTAGAATTTTATGTTCAAATCTTATTAACGTTCTAAAAACATTATCCATCGGATTCAATCCCGATAGATTGTGCGTTGTTGTTCTTGTTGTGACAACTTGAAAATCGGGCATCGTGTTTGGATTTGCGCTTGAGTTAATAATTTCCATTACTTGTTGCGCTACGTCTTCACTACTTGCGAATCCAAAATTGTTACTTTTACTTACTATATCCACCAGCAAAGACGCGTCAAATTGATTCATTGTCTTATTGCTTGTTTGATTACTCAAACGCTCGCCTAAAACAATATAAATTTGGTCGCCTGTTGCATTTGGTGGCACCATTCCGTCGTATATTTTAACGCTTGAGTAAGACCCATTAAAGTAAATCTTACCGCTTAAAGCGTTAACGTATGCGGGAATGCCGTATTTCCAAAAGTATTTCACACTACAAATATAAGTATTATTTTAAAATATCTTCGATTGCTTTAATTAGCACAGGTTTCTCGTCATAAAAAGGCTTATAAAAAAAAGGTTGCGGCATCATATTGACTTTGCGAATGCCTTTGCCTTTGAATGCGCTTGCCACAGTTAACAATTCGGGTGTCATCCAAGTTTCGCCCATAAATACATAAGCACCCGTACCAAATTCTTGGTAAGGCGCGTATTCAATTGCGTTTTCTAAAACTTTATTTAATGGCTTTGAATTGTCAAATGTATTGCCTGCACGCAATCTACCTCTATCAACTCCAACTCCTTGCGGTGAACCCGATACTTGTTTATTATTTATTCTAATTACGCTA